TCAAGATGCTTTGAATGAATTTTATCGTCAGTTTCCTAGAACTGAAGAGCATGCATTTAGAGATGAAACTAAAAATAGTCTATTTAATTTAGTTAAGATATACGAGCAAATAGATTACAATGATGAAAATAGGAGTGTATCAACAATAAACACGGGTAATTTTCAATGGGTTGGTGGAGTCAAAGATACTAGTGTTGATTTTTATCCAGACCCAAATGGTAGATTTAAGGTTAGTTGGGTTCCTGTTAAAAGGTTGCAAAACAATGTTATAATTAAAAATGGCATAAAGTATCCAGGTAACGAACATATGGGAGCATTTGGTTGTGACTCGTATGATATATCTGGAACTGTGGATAAAAGAGGATCAAAAGGAGCTTTACATGGATTGACTAAGTTTTCTATGGAAGATGCTCCAGCAAATAGTTTTTTTCTTGAGTATATAGCTAGACCACAAACGGCTGAGATATTTTTTGAAGATGTTTTAATGGCGCTAGTATTTTATGGGATGCCACTACTTGCAGAGAATAATAAACCAAGGTTATTATACTATTTACGTAGAAGAGGTTATAGAGGTTTTAGTATGAATAGACCAGATAAAATTTGGAACAAATTATCAGTTGCAGAAAAAGAAGTTGGTGGAATACCAAATTCTAGTGAAGACATAAAACAAGCACACGCTGCCGCAATAGAGGCTTATATAAACGATCATGTTGGGTTATTAGGTGATGGTACTTATGGTAATGTTTACTTTAACGAAACACTTAATGACTGGGCTAGGTTCGATATAAATAAAAGAACAAAGCATGATGCATCGATAAGTTCTGGATTAGCAATAATGGCTTGTAATAGACATTTATATAGACCAAATCCAAAAGTTGAAAAACCGTCTTTAAACCTAAATATATCAAGATACAGTAATAAAGGATTTCAATCAACAATAATAAAAAATAAAGTATGACAGAGTCTGTTGTAAATTTTCCGTCTCAAGCGGTTAGTGATTTAGAAAAAATAAGTGAAGACTACGGTTTAAAAATAGCTAGAGCTATTAAACACGAGTGGTTCGCAGAAAATGCATCTAAGTTTAGAAACAATCTTAATAATTTTCATAAACTAAGATTATACGCTAGAGGTGAGCAAGATATTAAAAAATATAAAAACGAATTATCAATTAATGGTGATTTATCATATCTTAATTTAGATTGGACACCAGTTCCAATAATTCCAAAATTTGTTGATATAGTTGTAAATGGTATGGCTCAAAGATCGTATGAGGTTAATTGCTTTTCACAAGATCAATACGGTGTTAGTAAAAGAACTGAGTATATGGAGTCTATGATAAGAGATATGCAGAGTAGAGAATATAACGACTTGGCTAAAATAAATTTTGATATAGATTTATACGAAAACGAAAAAGACACTCTACCTGATTCAGAAGAAGAACTAAAACTACACATGCAGCTTAATTATAAACAAGCTGTAGAGTTAGCTGAGGAACAGGCTATAAATGTATTAATGGAGGGTAGCGACTATGATCTTATAAGAAGAAGATGTTTATATGATTTAACAACACTTGGTATTGGGGCTACTAAAACCACGTTTAACTATAGCGATGGTGCTAAGGTTAAATATGTTGATCCAGCAAACTTAGTGTACTCTTATACTGAGTCGCCATATTTTGATGATATATATTATGTTGGTGAAGTAAAAGAAATACCAATAAACGAGTTGGTAAAAGAGTTTCCAGATTTAAGTGAAAAAGAAATTGATGAAATTACTAAAAAATCTAAAGATCCAATAACATACAGATCTAATAATAGAGATAAAAACAAAGTTCATGTATTGTATTTTAATTTTAAAACTCACAGTAATGATGTTTATAAATTAAAAACATTAGGTAGTGGTGCAGAAAAAGTTATTCAAAAAGATGATACATTTAATCCACCTGTGGAAAACATGGATGGTGATTTTAGTAGATTAGAAAGAGTAATAGAATCGCTTTACGAAGGTGTATATATACTTGGGGCGGACAAACTATTGAGATGGAGAATGTGTCCAAATATGATGAGATCAGACTCTGATTTTAGTAGAGTTAAAATGAATTATCAAATAGTTGCGCCTAGAATGTATAGAGGTAAAATAGAATCTACTGTTAGTAGAATAACAGGTTTTGCTGACATGATACAACTAACTCATTTGAAACTACAACAGGTAATGGCTCGAATGGTACCTGATGGTGTATTTTTAGATGCTGATGGTCTAGCAGAAATTGATCTTGGTAATGGAACAAACTATAATCCACAAGAAGCTTTAAACATGTTCTTTCAAACTGGTTCTGTTATAGGTAGAAGCTTTACATCAGAAGGTGATATGAATCCTGCTAAAGTACCAATTCAGCAAATTCAAAATGGTGCTGGTGGAAATAAAATACAAAGTTTAATTACAACTTATAATTATTATCTACAAATGATAAGAGATGTAACCGGATTAAACGAAGCTAGAGATGGTAGTGTACCAGACAAAAATGCTTTAGTTGGTGTTCAAAAACTAGCTGCAGCAAACTCTAACACAGCTACAAGACACATACTACAATCAATGTTGTATTTAACAGCTGAAACAGCTGAGTGTTTAGCTCTTAGAATATCTGATATAATAGAATATTCACCTACAGCTAATGCCTTTATAAACGCTATAGGTGCACACAACGTGGCAACATTAAAAGAGTTGAAAGACTTACATCTCTATGATTTTGGTATATTTATAGACTTGAAAATAATATACAAGCAGCTTTAGCACAACAATCAATTGATTTAGACGATGCTATAGATCTTAGGGAAGTTAGAAATATAAAACTAGCTAACCAATTGTTAAAAGTTAAAAGAAAAAAGAAACAAGAAAGAGATCAAAAAATAGCACAGCAAAATATACAGGATCAAGCTAGAGCTAATCAAGAAACTCAACAGGTTGCAGCACAAGCTGAAATACAGAAAAATCAATCTAGAACTCAAGCTGAAACACAGTTGGAGGAAACAAAAAATAATTTAAAAATAAAATATCTACAAGAAGAAGCTCAAGTTAAAAAAGAATTAATGGCTTATGAATTTGAATTAAATTCTAAACTAAAAAGCATGGAGAATAGTACAAAAAGTATGATAGAGGCTGAGCGTGAGAATAGAAAAGATCAAAGAGTAGATAGACAAGCTATGCACCAAAAGGACATGGCAGCTCAAAGAAAGAGGGGTGAAACGTTTAATAAATTTGAATCTTCAGGTAATGATATAGTTACGGGAGGAGCAGGTATTGGAAAGTTCGGTCCTCGTTAATATTTAATATTTTATAAAATTTTATTATGGCAGAAGAAACTAAAGAGGCAGCTGAAAAAGTTGTTGAAAAAGAAAATATAACAAAAGTTAAAGTAAAACCAGATGATGGTGTTTACAAAGTTGATTTATCTAAACCACAAACAGTAGACGAAAAGGTAGAAGAAAAACCCGTCGAAGAAGAAGTGGTCGTAGTTAATGAAGAACCCAAGGTTGAAAAAGAAGAGGTTGTTGAAGAACAAAAAGAAGAACAACCCGTACTTCAAGAGATTACAGAGGAGGAGTTAATAGAAGAAGTTGAGGAAGCTGTAACAGAAGCAGAAACAACAGGGAAACCATTACCAGAGAAAATAGAGAAACTAATTAAGTTTATGGACGAAACTGGTGGTGATCTAAGTGACTACGTTAATTTAAATAGAGACGTTTCTAAAATGGACGACTCTGATATACTAGACGAATACTATCGTACAACAAAACCTCATTTATCAGCAGAAGAAAGAAATTTCATGTTAGAAGAAAGCTTTGGTATAGATGAAGAGGTTGACGATGAAAAAGCTGTACGAAGAAAGAAAATAGCCCTCAAAGAGCAAGTTGCCGAGGCTAAAGCCCACTTAGACAGGCAAAAGTCTAAATACTATGAAGATATTAAAGCTGGAAGTAAGCTCACTAGTGAGCAGCAGAAAGCGATTGATTTCTTTAACAGATACAACAAGGAAACTCAAAAGCAGAATAAAGTAACTGAGGCAAATAAAAAGAAGTTTAGACAAAGAACTGAAAATGTTTTCAATAAAGATTTCAAAGGTTTTGATTATCAAGTTGGAGACAAGAAATTTAGGTTTAATGTTAAAGACATAAATAAAGTTAAGGAGACACAAAGCGATCTTAATAATTTTGTCAACAAGTTTGTTGGTGAAAACAAAGATACTATTGAGGATGCAAAAGGTTATCACAAGTCTTTATTTACAGCTATGAATGCAGATGCTATTGCTAGTCATTTTTATGAACAAGGTAAAGCAGATGCTATAAAAGCAAGAATTGCTAAAGATAAAAATATAAACCTAGATCCTAGAAAAACTCACGGCGAAACAGAAGTTGGTGGTGTTAAGTATAGAGTGTTAGGTGAAACTGCTAATGATTTCAAATTTAAAATTAAAAAGAAAAAATAATACTTAAAAAAATTTAAATTATGGCAATTACAGGTGGAAATAGTTTGAATACAGTACCTGCTCCACAACAAGCAGCACTGTCTACAAACTACTTAGACCTTTCATCCACAAATGGATGGGGTCAACAATATGTACCAGACCTAATGGAAAAAGAGGCTGAAGTTTTCGGACCGAGAACTATCTCGGGTTTTCTTGCTCAAGTAGGTGCTGAAGAGGCTATGACGGCTGATCAAGTCATCTGGTCTGAACAAGGTAGATTACATCTATCTTATACTGGAACCGTAGCAGCAGCTGGCGGTGTAAACGTTGATACTATTGGTGCTTTATCAAGAATAACTTTACAAAAAGATATTGACGGTAATAACATTACTTCTGGTGGTGCAGTAGCTGATCACGGTGTTAGAGTTAATGATACTATTATAGTAGCTGATGCTGTTAACGGAGTTGTTAAATGTTTGGTTGTAAAAATAGATGACAACATTATTGATGTTGCTCCATACACTGTTGATAACTTATCAGCACAAGCAACTCCCAACGCAACAACTATATTAGTTTATGGTTCTGAATACGCGAAAGGAGTTTCGTACTTCGCTGACGCGGGAACTTCAACTCCACAAACACAAGCTGATGCAAGAAGATCTAATGAACCAGCGTTCAAGACTTTTCAAAATAAACCAATTATTTTAAAAGACTACTACGAGGTATCAGGATCTGACGCTTCAAGAGTTGGTTGGGTAGAAGTTACTAGTGAGATGGGTGATACTGGATACTTATGGTATTTAAAAGCTGAATCTGACACAAGAGCTAGATTTACTGACTATTTAGAAATGTCAATGTTAGAAGCTGTTAAAGACGGTACTTCTCACGCTGATGAAGTTGGTATAGCTGGTTCTACTCCAATTGGAACTCAAGGTTTATTTGATGCTATTGAAGATCGTGGTAATGTTACATCTGGTGTTACAGGTGTAAACGCTGCTACTGACTTAGCTGAATTTGATTCTATCCTAGCTGAGTTTGACAAACAAGGTGCTATTGAAGAATACATGATGTTTGTTAACAGAGCTACTAGTTTAGCTATCGACGACATGCTTGCTTCAATGAATTCTTACGGAGCTGGAGGTACTTCTTACGGAGTATTTGACAATGATGAAGATATGGCGTTAAATTTAGGTTTCTCAGGATTTAGAAGAGGTTCTTATGACTTCTACAAATCTGACTTTAGATACTTAAATGATCTAGCTACAAGAGGAGGTATTAATGCTGCTGCTGGCGCTAACGCTATTAGAGGTGTTATGATACCAGCTGGTATGTCTTCTGTTTATGACCAACAAGTTGGTTCTAATATGAAGAGACCTTTCTTACACGTTAGATATAGAGCTTCTCAAACTGATGATCGAAGAATGAAATCTTGGGTTACTGGTTCTGTTGGAGCTGCTACATCAGCATTAGATGCAATGCAAATTCATATGTTATCAGAAAGATGTTTGATCACGCAAGGTGCAAACAACTTTATGTTAATGAAGTAATTTGTTTAAATATGGGGGCAGCCAAGTGCTGCCTCTATTTTTTTATTAATTTTTATTATATTATATTATGGCAAAGAAAAAGAAAACAACAGTTGAGGTTGAAACTCCTCAAGTAGAAAATGAAACAAAACTACACCCCGAAGATCGGTATACTGTAGAAAAACCAGTGGTAGAAGAAATACCTAACGCTAGAAGAGTTTTAGACGACTTAAAACTAAAACAAAAAGAAAAGTCTAATGAATTCGAATTAAAAGATAGGGTATATTATTTAAAGGGCAAGAAAAAACCACTATCTCTTTCAATTAGAACATCTAACCTGTTTTACTTTGACGAAGAAAAAGGTTATGAAAGAGAAATAAAGTATTGTCAAAACCAAACAACTTGTTTTGTTGATGAAATGAAAGGTCAACAAAGATTAGAGCATGTTGTTTTTAGAACTGGAGTTCTTTATGTTCCTAGAGAAAAAGCTACTTTACAAAAATTTTTAGCTATACACCCACACAATGGCTCTATATTTTATGAACATGAACCAAAGAAAATAGCTGAAACACAATTAGATAGTTTAGTTTTAGAAGTTAAAGCTCTTACTGAAGCTAGAAATATAGATATTGGAATAGCTGAAGCAATAATGAGAGTAGAAGTGGGATCTGAGGTAGCTAAAATGAGTTCTAAGGAGCTCAGAAGAGATTTACTACTATTTGCTAAGTCAAATCCTAATTTATTCTTAGAACTTGCTAGTGATGAAAATGTTATGCTTAGAAACTTTGGTATAAAAGCTGTTGAGGCTGGAATAATAGCTTTAACACCAGATCAAAGACATTTCATGTGGACATCAAATAGAAGAAAGGTAATGACAATTCCATTCGATGAACACCCGTATTCTGCATTAGCTTCATTTTTCAAGACCGACGAAGGTATGGAAATATACGCTAATTTAGAAAAAAGATTAAAATAAAATAACAATATTTTAATTCAAGTAAAGATAGCCACCCGAAAGGAGTGGCTATTTTTATTTAAGTGCTAACCTTTACCGTTATTATGTAACTATAATAGAGTAAAATATATATTATGAAATCAAAAGGATTAGGAGATACCGTGGAAAAGTTTACCACAGCCACAGGTATTAAACCATTAACAGAACTTGCTAGTAGTGCTTTCGGATTTAAAGATTGTGGTTGTGATAAAAGAAAGAATTGGCTTAACAAGCAATTTCCATATAATAATAAACAATGATAAACATAGATACAATATATCAAAAGGTTTTAGTATTAGCTAATAAAGAACAAAGAGGTTATATAACACCTCAAGAGTTTAACTTATTAGCAGATAAAGCTCAAATGGATATATACGCTAATTATTTTCACGCCTTAAAAATGGCATATGTGAAACCAGTGAAAACACAGGTTGGAACAAGTGGTGATGATTTAGAAATGATTCAAGCAAAACTACACCCTTTTAAAAATAGTAGTGCTTTTACTCTAAATGCAAATGATACTATAGCAGCTATCCCAGCAGACGTATATTTTATAGATATTATTTCACAAAATAACGTGGAGGTTGTTGAGCTAACTAGAAAAGAAGCGGCTTATACTCAAAATAATCCATTAACAATGGCTACAAACAGTAGGAGGGTTTATGTTAGAGAGCAGTGTGATACGCTTAATTGTTATATTAGTTTATATCCCACGCCAACTGTAAACACAGATTTTACAATACACTACTACGTTGTTCCAACACCACCTAAATGGGGATACGTTGTTGTTAATGACAAGGCTTTATATAACAATGCAACTAGTGTTGATTTTAAACTACATCCATCTGAAGAAGAAGTTTTAGTCAATAGAATACTAGAACTATCAGGGTTATTAATAAGAAGTGAGGAACTAGCTCAAGCGGCTATGGTTGATAAACAAAATACTAAACAAGAACAAAATAGTTAATTATGGGATTACTAGATAACTTAAACCAAAGTACATATTATAATGTAACAGATCCTAAAGGTGATTATCAATTTACAACTTTAGATAACATTATAAATGCTTTTATGTTTACCTATGTTGGAGAGAGCAAGTTAATTACGAAAGTAAATAGAACAGATGTTCAATTTCATGCTATGAGAGCTGTTCAAGAACTTTCTTATGATGTTTTTAGATCAATTAAATCTCAAGAAATTGAAGTTCCAGGAACGTTAATTATGCCTCTACCTCATGACTATGTTAATTATGTAAAAATATCTAGAGTAGATAGAGATGGTATTGAAAGACCTTTGTATCCAACAGGTAAAACATCTAATCCTTTTGCAATAACTCAAGATGAAAACGGTACGTATCAATTTGAAGATAGTGATGGTGATGCTATTGTTGATGCTTTAAATGAACAAGGTGAAGTAACACCAGCTGGATTCGAAAGTAATACATGGACAAGTTTTCAAAATCAAGCTAATCCAAACGACGAAGACATTAGTCAAGCAACAGATATTGAGTACGATAATAGAGGTAGAAGATATGGACTAGATCCACAAAGTGCTCAATCAAATGGAACTTTTTTTATAGATACTAGAAAAGGATATATACACTTTGGGGCTTCACTAAATGGTGATACTGTAGTGTTAAGATATATTAGTGATGGTTTAGGAACTGATGCTGAAATGGTTGTACATAAGTTTGCTGAAGAAGCGGTTTATAAGCATATAGCGTATGGAGTTTTATCAACTAGATCAAATATTCCAGAATTTATAGTTCAAAGATTTAAAAAAGAAAGATTTGCTGAAACAAGAAAGGCAAAAATAAGATTATCAAATATTAAGATTGAAGAATTTACTCAGGTGCTAAAAGGAATGGGTAAACAAATAAAATAATATTATGCCAGAAATTAAACATACTTTTCAAGGCGGTAAAATGAACAAGGATCTTGATGAGAGACTTGTTCCAAATGGTGAGTTTAGAAGTGCTGAAAATGTTCAAGTTAGAACTAGCAAGACAGACGCTATTGGTACTGTTCAAAATATAAAAAGTAACAAAGAGATCGGTTCGTCTTATATCGATACCACATGGATGGTTAATGAAAACGAACCTATTGTTGTTGCTAGTGTTGCTGATGAAAAAAGTGATAAAGCATATTTTTTCTTTGCATCACCACCCGTTCCGCAATTACAAAATCAACAATTTAATGTTATTTCAGATACTATTACTTCTGAAATGGTTTTTATCGACAGCATAATAGAGCAAGATATTAATGGTAACGATGCAGCTGTTGTTGTTGATAGACATACTGTTATTAATACTTTTAGTGAAGTTTTAACGGCTGAACTTTTTGAGTCGCAATCTCTAAACTTTCAAAATAATTGGACTTCTTTTCAAGTAAATGACGCTTCTAAGTATAGAGTGGGTATGACTATAAAAGCTTTAGGGCCTAGTAATTTTATCAATACTCAAGGACAACTAGTTGATTTATTTTTAAACTATGTTACTGAAGGTGGTATTATTACTAACTCTCAAATAGGTAATGGTGCTAAAATTAAACATATAGATTTAGAAACAAACATTATAACTCTTCATGAGGAACAATTCACAGATCTTAATGGTGTGGAATATTTTGTTTTTGAAGCTCCACCCGTTTTAAATTTTCAAGGCAATACAATAACAGGTGTAAACGTTATTGATAATTTATTGTTTTGGACAGACAATTTAACTGAACCCAAAAAAGTAAATATAGATAGATGCAAAGCTGGTACTGTTAATAAATCAACACATACTAAACTATTCGTTGATCACCCTATGTTGTCTACTGGACCTGGAAGTGAAAACTATGTTGTAGTTTCAGATATAAATCCTGGATTATCTACGCATCCTGTAAATGAAGATTTATTAGAAAGACATATAACAGTATTACGTCAAGCGCCTAGAACAGCTCCAACTCTTGAAATGAAAGACACACTGAGAACTGGTGAGATAAGAGCAGAATTTACCTATGAGTTTGAAGACACTGATCCAACAACTGATCCATTAGCTGAAAACGACGAGGTTATATTAGATAACTGGACATTTGCTAATACAGATTTTAAACCTGGTGATAGATTAGATATAGAACTTCTTCAGTCTATTGATCCTTTAATTGATGAAGGTGGATTTACTGTTACTTTTGTAAGTTACGTTGATGACGCTGTTGGTACTAACGAAATTCTTGGTCCATCTAATTTTATAAAAATACGAATAAATTCTAGAGTAGACCCTATTGTTTCTGGAACTCAAGAGTGGCAAATAACGTTAAAGCAAAAGAAACCTTTATTTGAATTAAAACTAGCAAGATTTGGCTACAGATATAAATACGAGGATGGTGAGTATTCAGCGTTTTCACCTTGGTCTGAATTAGCTTTTATGCCGGGAGAGTTTGATATGGTTGTTAGAAAAGCTTATAATCTAGGTATGGTTAATAAGATTCAAGAGTTAATTGTAAAAGATTTTATACCTTACAAAAGACCACTTGATGTTGTTGCTGTAGATTTGCTTTATAAAGAAGCTTCTAAACCAAATTGCTATATCGTTAAAACCATAAACAGAACAAAAGACGACACATGGGAAATTAATACACCTAGTTTATTAAATCCAACAGAAATAAAAACAGGTAGACTTAATGTAACATCTGAAATGATACATAGAGTTCTGCCATCAAATCAAATGCTTAGAGCTTTTGACAATGTTCCAAGATATGCTTTAGCTCAAGAAATAACTGCTAATAGATTAATATACGGTAATTATACTCAAGGTTATCCATTTAATACTCCAGTTGGCCTAAAACAAATGCTAGTTAGTGATGATTCAGCTGCTGTTGAAAATCCTCAAAAATCTGTTAAATCAATAAGACAGTATAAGTGGGGAATGGTTTTTGGAGATAGGTATGGTAGAGAAACACCTGTTATAGAATCAGGATACACAGACTCTAATATTGAAGAAATAGAATCAATGAGTGGGGAAATTGTTGTTAACAAAGACTTATCTCATCTTAAAAATCACTTTGAGTTACAACAGAATTGGGATAGTTTAACAGCTCCTAATGGTACACCGCCTGCATGGGCTGACTATGTTAAGTATTATGTAAAAGAAACATCTAATGAGTATTACAATTTAGTAATGGATAGATGGTATTGGGCTGATGAAGAAAAGGATAATGTTTGGTTATCATTTAATTCAGCTGATAGAAATAAAGTAACGGAAGAAACTTATTTACTACTAAAAAATCAACATGGAAACGATACTCCAGTGGGAGACAAAGCTAGGTATAAAATTATAGCTATAGAAAACGACGCTCCTGATTTTATTAAAACCGTTAGAAGACGACTGGGTGAAGTAGAAATATTTCCAGCTGTAATGAATAAGCATAGATTAGTTACCGTGGGATCAGACGTGTATCAAGGAGTTCAACAAACTGGTTGGGGTATAGCCAATATGTATGAAACCGATATTCCACCAGACATGCCAGAGGGATTAATGTTTAGCACAACTTGTCAACTTTATATAGAAAACTGGAATTCCACTATTAGCGGTTGGGCTGCTGTATCTGGCACATCAGATCCAGTAGAATATGCTGTTCAAGATTTCTCAAACTCTATATTTGGAAGAAGAATAGAGGGTAATATAAAAATGAGGATTAAAGCCACTCAAGGAGCTAACACGTTGTACACTTCTTGGAGAAGTTTATATCATTATAGATTGGTAGAAAACCCAGAAGATTTACCTACTCTATTTGGACCTGGTTTACCGGTTGGTAGTGGTTCTGGTGGTCCATATGAGTATTGGCAGCAGAAAATAGAATTAAATTGGGATAGTATTTGGGATAGCGAGGCTTTTATGTATGAGCGTTTTGAAATGGCTTTTGGTGTTGGTAGTACAGCTGGTATGAAAATGTATCTTGAGTTTGTTGAAGATGATATAGACCACAGGCCTCAATTTGATGGAAAGTTTTTTGTTAAAATAGAAAAAAATCTAGATTTAGAAGCTAATGTTTTATACGCAGAGGGTTCTGGTGGTGTTTACTTTAATAGAAGTGCTCATCCTTATACGTCTTTTTCTGGAATAAATGCTAACTGTGCTAATAACTCAAGTGTTAGATACCAATGGAACGGTTGGACGTTTACGCAATTTTCTGCTCTATTCACAACTCTTTCTCCTTTAAGAGGAGCTTTACCATTTATTGACCGTTGTCAACCACATTTTGCTGCATTCACAGATGTACCTATTGGAAACGTTGGTACAGATCCTAGCCAAGTACCTTGGGCAACAGCTAACCAGACTTTTGGTGTAGCTGGTTTTGGTGCTGGTTTTGCCGGGGGTTTTCAAAGTATGGCTGGTGTTAATGGTGCTTGTAGAATGTATATTAGTAGACAAGCTATAGATTACTCTAATTCACTAGCAATAGATGGGGATAACGATGGACAAGCAGAAGGTGTTATGGTTAGTTCAACTCTTTATCCATGGTATTACACGGCCGGTGACACCGTCTTACAAGGTCAAGAAATAAATCACGCGTACTTTATGTCTAAAATGTCTCAACCCGGGACAATGTTTAGGTTTAGTAATAATCCACAGGAAATATACGAAGTTGTAAATGCTGGTTTCGCTACTGGGCCTGGAGGTGGTGGTTTACCTAGAAACTACGGCGGAGAAACAGGTTCTAATTCTGGTTATCCTGACTATATAACAGCAACAGTTCAAAATGGTACAGGAGCAGGTGATCCAAACTGCACCCCATGTGGAAGTGGTGGTACGGGTGCTTGCTTTAGACATATGTTAAGATGTGACTTTAGGCGTTTAAATATAGATACTGGTCAACCAATATATAACACTGGACTTGGATTAGCGGCTCCAGAAAGTGGATTAGGATCTGCAACTGGTAGTGGTTTAAATAGAATATATATAGTTGAACCGTCAGATATATTTGGTAGTGCCGCTCTTAAACAGGAATTAGGTGGATGTTGGGAGACAGAACCTGTAGAAGATGTAGATTTAGAATTATATTACGAAGCATCTAATGCTATACCAATGAAACTAACGGAGTATAACGCTTTTGACTATGCTCCAATAAAATCAAAAGTTAAAATAAGAAGGTGGACACTAGATGATGATGGAAATTATGTTTTATCAGATGTGGAATTAACAAACACTGATCACATAGTTAGTAATATTGAGTTTTTAAATGATTCACCACTAATACATATAACTTCTTTGGATTATGATGGAAATAGAGTTCCTCATATTTATGATGTACAACCAGATGAAAATGGTGATGATGTTTACAGTGAGCAAATAGTTTTTGTTCACCCAGATGGTACAGAAACAACAAGTAATATAATAGGTGAGTATAGCCCAACGTCTACACCAGTTACTTCTGCAACTGGGTTTGTTCCAACAACAGTGACATATAGTAGACTTGTTTATTCTGGACAAGATGAAAATATATACATAGAAGATGCCACTGGTTTAACACCAGGCATGAACATATCATCAATAGACGGTGAGGTTCAACAGTTGGTAGGAATAACAACTGAGTTTAATGATGTTATAATACCAAACGGAACTACAATTGAAGCTATATACCCAAATGAAACATTTCCATATTCAAACTGGGATAATCCAGGTGTTAGAATAGAGTTGTCAGGATCTGTTCTTGATTGGGATACATCACCTATACAAGATTATGTTGATAATGGAGCTCCTCAACAGTGGCCATATCAATTTAGAGTTAGACTTAGTGATAGTGCAGGTTATTATCAAATAGATCCTGATGCTTGGAAATTTAAAATAAAACTTGGTTGGCACAACTGTTATTCATTTGGTAACGGTGTGGAATCAGATAGAATAAGAGATGATTTTAATGCATCACAATTAGACAATGGTGTTAGAGTATCTACCACATTTTCTGGTTACGGAGAGGAAAAGAAAAGTAGTGGAATGATATACTCTGGATTATACAATTCTACATCTGAAGTAAATGATCTTAATGAGTTTAACATGGGTGAAAAAATTCAAAAGGATTTAAACCCAACTTATGGCTCAATACAGGCTTTAAAAACTAGAGATACAGATGTTGTTGTTTTCGCGGAAGATAAAGTTTTAAAAGTACTAGCTAATAAAGAAGCTGTGTTTAATGCAGATGGTAATCCGCAGCTAACAGCAACTAATAGGGTTTTAGGACAAGCTGTTCCATTTGGTAGTAATTATGGTATATCACAAAACCCTGAGTCACTGGCTGTTGACCAGTTTAGAATGTATTTTACTGACAAGCAGAGAGGTGCTGTACTGCGATTATCAATGGACGGTATAACGCCAATATCTGATGTTGGAATGAAAACTTGGTTTAGAGAGAATTTACCTTTATCATCTTCATTACTAGGTACATTTGATGGAGTTAATGGTGAATATAATTTAACTGTAAACTATTATCCTGAGATGAGTCCTATAGTTCCTGAGCCCGAAAACAACACGGAGTCTTCACCGCAAATTGAAAATTGGACATATAACGCTAAAACAGTTTCTTTTAATGAAGCTGCTAAAGGTTGGGTGAGTTTTAAATCATTCATACCTCAAGCTGGTGAATATGTTGGCGGTAAGTATATTACTGCTAGGTCTAATAAAATATGGGAGCATTACGCTGACGATGTTTATGATGGAGATGAAGATGCTGGATATAGTTACTTCTATGGAGTTAGATATGAATCTAGATTTTCTGTGGTGTTTAATGATTTACCTAGTACAATTAAACACTTTAACACTATAAACTACGAGGGCACACAATCGTTTATTAAAAAGAATATAGAAGACAACGAATACTACAACCTAGATGCTTACGATGGTTGGTATGTTGATTCTTTTAAAACAGATCTTCAAGACGGTTATGTTCCAGAGTTTATCAACAAAGAAAACAAATGGTTTAACAAGATTAGAGGTGTAGAAACAAATGTAAATAACATTGATACTAGTGAGTTTACTGTTCAAGGGTTAGGAACCCCAGTTGTAGTTGCTGGTAACTATGAAACCCCAGAGTTTTTATTTACAGTTCAACTTGATCCAACCAATACACCTGATGTAGTCTTTAACGTTAATAGTCCATATAGTTCATCATCAACATATGACGGATAATATAAAATAATTAAAAATGAGTGTAATATTACCAAATTTAGCTAATTGTACAGTAAGATACCACGTATCCACAGAACAGTATTTAGATCAGACTACCCAAAACACATTGCCAAATATAGTTTTAATTGAAGTGTGGGCTAATCAAATAGCACCACCAATTGAAGCAATTGATGGTAGTGGTTTTTGGATTGTAGATGCTACAAACTTTAATATTGGTGGTTCAACACAGGTTAGTGCAATTACACCAACTTCATCATGGGCAACAGATCCACAATACGCTAATTTTGGCACGGCAGATGGTTCGGTTTATAATAACGTTTTAGTTTATCCAAACCCTAATAATAATCCTTGGGGCATTAACACTATTGGAACTAATATCGTTTCTGGTGGTACTCCATTAGAAGAAACTACAGGTAAGTGGTTTACACCCGAATCAATGAGCTTCGCTGTTGATAGTGATGGTAATGATATATCTGAGCAAGCTTTAGCTAATTGGGATTATAGAGTTAATGATATCTTTATATGCAACAATTATAGTAATATTCAACAAATGGTTAGTGGTGGTGATGCTTGGAAAAATATAGTTATGGTATGGGTTAGATTAAGAGATGATTGGACTTTTCCAGCTGAAGATGTTACAATAAATATAGATATACAAGGTGGTCAACAGTGGATTGATTATGCGGAATTTAATAGTTCTGATAGAAGATTAAAAAAGAATATAAAATTGATTGGCAAGTCTTTATCAGGATTAAATATATACACATTTGAATATGTAGATAGTGAAATTGGTAAAGGTGTTTATCAAGGTGTTATGTCAGACGAAATACCAAGGCACGCGGTTATTAAGGATAGTAATGGCTATGATATGGTTAACTATTCTAAAATAGATGTTGACTTTAAAAGATTTAATTATGGCTAAAAGATATATTGTAAATCGTAGACAACGAAGTTCTATACCGTTTGTTTTTCAAATAAACAGTTTAGCTTATAACGGTGGAACAGAAACACTAACAGCTAAACCTGGTTACACTCTAAAATCACAAGTTATTGGAGGTGGTTTTTCTACTGAATACACAAACTATATTATAAGTGGTAATGGAGTTTTTAACAAAGCTGTAGCCGTTGCTACATTAGAAATAAAAGCTGGTGATAAAAAATACATAAGTAAATCACCATATTTATCTGGAAACTATAGTGATAACATTAAATTAGTTTTAAAAAAAATAGATAAAGATTTAACTGGGGTCACTAACAAACAAAGAAACTCTTACACGTTTGACGTGTATTATATAAATAAAGAAGTAACACAACTTTCTGATGGACTAGTTTGTGACTTGGTGTATTCTTGTCAACAAACTGGTTATAGAGATAATATTATAGATTTTATAAAAACTGGTTTTGAAGGCACTGGACAATATATATATCCCGATAGAAATTCTGGTACTATAAAGATTGTTGGAAAACCCGGTTCTAGTTTTGCTATAGATGTAAGCGAACACCTATTAGATGTTGAGTTAGAAGAGGACGGATCTACACCAACAGGTAGAGTAATTTACAATAAAGATGATAATACATCTATACTATCTAGTGAACTACAAAATCACACGTTAAATTTATACGGTAAATCGCGTAAAGTTTTAAAAGATATAATACCTCAAAGCGGTGTTTATTATTTTCACCAAGAATATCCAACTTACGTTTTAATAACTAATTTAGATGGAGCTGTTTCTAATTCTACACATTTAAACTTAGCTAATTCTACCGATAATTTAAAAGCAGGAGATTCTGTTTTTGTACAGGGGTATAGAGATAGATGTAAGGTGGTTAGTGCAAGCGCTAAAGCTGTAACGTTGGATAAAAACTTTACAGCTCCTGATGGTGCAAGAGTTAAGGTAATGAGAGATAGAAAATATAGTGTAGAAATACTACCAGATTTATCTTCAACTCTAGGACCTGATATACCAGCGTCTAATCAGATTGAGTTAGTTCATTTTAAAGACATATTAGTAACTTTTAAAACCTCAACAGCTGGTACGGCTTTTACTATAACTCATGAAAGATTGTCAATATATACTTTGCAAGATAGTGAGGGAACTGCTTATAGTGGTTACGGTTCAGCGACGCAAGATAAAGCTTTACTATATAAAGAAACCGATTTTTCAGCAACAGGCTTTAGTGCTGGAGATGACCATACCAATGTTGTGCCTACTACAGCTAGTAAAATAAACGGTAGAGCAATTAACGTGGGTTATTCAATAAAACTTCTAGCTGTTTCTGGAGGGTTTACGACAACTAGAGAGCCGGTGTTTTCAAACATAGTGCCAAACTCACTAACAAAGCCAGGCACTCCATCAACACCACAGGCAGATGGAGGTTCTGATTGGACTAACACTATTCCAAGTCAAAACGGTGGAACACTTATTGATATGTATGGATCACGAGTGGTGGTTTCAACGGCAAGTTCTGCAAACGATACATGTACAATTGACTTTTCTTTTAGTATAGAGCGTGGTGGAAGTAAAGATGTTGTTTTAGAATTAGACTTAGATAAAATATTAACTATAACATAATATAATATATGGTAATTTTTGGTTTTAATGGAAATTTAAATTCATCAGTAAGCATTGGAGATCTTGTTTATACTGTTGAAACAACTACTGTTGGTTCTAACACAGACAACTCAACAGAGTTTACGGTTGGTAGTTGGACAGAACCTACATCAGGTTTTCCAATTGTGGTTGGAACTATAACATCCATACAAACAAACGATATAAATAGTTCTTACTATACTACCCTACCTCTTAGTGTTACAGTTATAGATGATGAGGGTGTAGAAACTGTTACAACTGTTAATACGGTTATTGAGGTTCAAGAATTAAATCCAATACCTACACCAACAGCAACTAGTTTTGTTTTCTTTTCTAAAAACAACAAACACAATATGTCTTCGTTAACTGGTTACTATGGTGAGGTTGAATTTAGAAACAATTCAAAAACTAAAGCTGAGCTGTTTGCAACAGCTTGTGAAATAGAAGAAAGTAGTAAATAATCGCTAAAAAATGTAACTATATAGTAGTAATAAATAATAAAAGTAATATAATATGTTAGGTATAGGAGCAGCAATTACAGGTTTAAGCACAATAGGTTCTTTATTAGCTGGTAGAAAAGCTAAAAAAGCAGCTGAAAAAGAAGAAAGAAGAGCGCGTAGAGAGGAGATGAAAGCTAAAGCTGAAATGAACAGATTAAAAAATATATACACTCAATTAGATACTAGTAATCCATATCTCAATATGGAGAATAAATTTGAGGATCTAACTGTTAATCAACAACAAGCGCAGTTTCAACAACAAATGTTTCAACAGAGTCAAGCTAATATATTAGACTCTTTAAGAGGTGCTGCTGGTGGTGGTGGTGTTGCGGCATTAGCACAACAACTAGCTCAACAAGGACAACTAGCTTCTCAACAAGCTTCTATCTCAATAGGACAACAAGAAACAGCTAATCAAATGGCTGAAAGAAGAGAAGCTTCTAGATTAGACACATTAGAAAGATCTGGAGTTGAAAAATCTAGACAGGTAGAAAGAGAAAAATACATGACATTATTAGGTATGTCTCAACAAGAAGCTGCAGCAAATAGACAAATGAGACTAGAAGCCCAAAGAGCTGGACATGCTGCTCAACAGAGTACGTATCAAACTCTTGGTAACACAGCTAGTAATATATTTAGCACTGTTAGTAGTGCTATTAGTGCAGGAATGTAGTAATTTAAATTAATAATATGTCAACAGGAACATCAGGATTAGCACAACAAATTATACAGGGGGCTGGTGATTATCACAAGTTAGCCGAATATGAACCACTAGATGCTCAATTAAAAACAGCGTTAGCACAAGGTAAAGCTGTCGATCAAGCCATAGAAGGTTTTGGTGGTTTGGTAGACACTATAGATAAAAAGAATAAACAAGAGAATGCCATGTTAATGCAGCAGTGGGATTCTTTGTCTAGCGATGCTTTAGACTCTGAAGAGTTTATGAGCGATCAAGAATACCAAGATTTATATAAAGATTTAGAAGCTGAAAGAGAAGAGTTTATAAATGCTGATAAAAAACAAAAGGCTGTACTATTAAATAATTTAGAAAAGAGAAACGACAACATAAATGCTTACAAGGATTTTAAAACTGATTTAGCGATGTCGGTTAAAAATGATGATGGTATTAAAAACAATGAAATGTTTTTAACTAGTACACTAGGTCAATCATATAAAGGTTTGTTTGATGGATCAACACCTATGGTTAAAAACGAAAAAGGAGAATATGGTGGAATGATATATAATCCTAAGCTTCAAGAGAATAGAAAAACAGAACTTAGTGATTTAAATAAAGCTATAGATGAATTAAGTGTTGAAACAGATGGTGATGCAATACTTGATTTAAATAAAAGAAGAAAAGAACTTGAAGAGGAAATATATGCTGCTGACATGAATCCATCACTAGACGTTTCTTGGACATCGGTTGGTGATATGAGAAGAGAATTAGAAAATCAAAGCTTTGATAAAACAACTAATAATCTTATAACAGAAGCAGCTAGTGCTCAATGGAACGCGGGAAGCAAAACACCTTTTGGTAGTGGACAAAGTTTTGATTATGATAGAACGCTAAGTGTTGTTAAAAAACAAATAGTTGGAGGAAGTGATGTTAACAAAAGATCTTTAATATACGACAAGCACTTAGATGAAAGTTTTTACGATACTATAACAAATGAAATATCTCAATTAACAGATCAAGATTTAGGTTTACAAAACTATGGTATATCTCCTGAAACTATATCTTCGTTAGATCCCGGCACCGATGGTGATCCAACTAGAATAATGCCTCAAGACGCTAGAATAATAGCAAAGGCAATAGCGGAAAGTCAAGATGTTGACGAGTATTTAGCAACCTATTTTGCTAAACATATTGAAAAAAATTACATATCAGGTTATAATAGTAGACCTGTACCTAGTAATGTAAGCAATCCAGATGAGTTTGTTTAAGGCATAAAACACATATAATACATATTTAATAACGGGTAACTAACGAAACAGTAAATGAAAAAATATACAATAATTGTAAATGGAAAAACAATTCCAAAAAATGTTTCTCCAGAAAAAGAACAAGAATTCTTAGCACAATATAAAAACAACTCTCCCACTTTAATATCTGATGAGTCGGGAAAGCAAAACAGTTCCGACAACAGCGCGAACGGAACGGTATCGAAAAACGCGCTGAAGTACGAGAAGATTTCAAAAGAAAATATGGAATCCAACTCGGAAGATGCTTCATCGGACTTATCATTCGATGACGCACAATCTATGCTATTAGGATCAAGCGCTCCAGACGCTGACAAAGACGATCCATTTTCCTATTTAAAAAAACCAGAAGGTAACGTTACACAAAACGCTAAGTATAGTGATTTCTTAAAATTAGATTCTGACGAAGCTATCAAGCAGTTAAATGAAAATCCTAATTATCCAGATTTAAAAATCGAAAAAAAACATGGCTTTGGGCAAATCTTAGAACTAACATTACCTGACGGTTCAAAACTTGATATAGCTACAGGTAGTTTACCGCCAGCGGTATTAAAAGATTCTCCTAGAGAGCAGAGTTTTAATGAGATAAAAGCAGCATCTACTAACGCGCTTAATCAACTTGATGAGTTTTATAAAGAAAATAAAAACGTACCCGGTTCTATAGCTGGAACTATAATAGACGACGATGTCGATATGAGTTTGTCTTGGGATAGGGTGTTTAAAAAGAAGGATAGAAACGAATACACTAGTGTTAGTGAAATGAATGAGATGCTACAACACGGTGGTTACAGGATAGAGACAGGTGGTATGTTTTCAGATGGAAAAGTTAGATTATATAAAACTGGAGAAGACGGAGTAGAGAGTGTTGTTTTAGAAGAAGACTTAGTTGAAGGTAGTTTAGATCCTGTTAGACAATATTTGTTTAACAATATGACAGAAGATGAAGCTAATAAAATAAAGTCTGTTGCTTCAATAATGACAGAGGATGTTTTAAACAAAGCTAAGCAAAACGTTATTGATAAATATGGAGGGATAGTTAAAGAAGATGGTACTATAGACTATACAGATCCAGAATTTTCTAACGACAAAATAACTTCTGACTTAATAAACACACCAATTAGTGATACTAGAAGTTATGTTACTAGAAGTATAGAATTAGCTTTAAACGATAATTATGGTATAGATGAAGATGGTGAGGTTGTTGACAAGGGCGGTACACCAATGTCTCAAGAGGGTAGAGACTTGGTTAACAACTATTTAAACGAACCTATAATTGAAACACAAACTGAATACGTTCAGTATGGTAAAGAAGGTAAGCTTGATAAGATTGAAGTAGAAAAAGAAGTTGATGGTTGGAGAAAAACAAAATACGACAATGTTTTAAATGAATTAAAAGACGAACTAACTCCTGAAGATTATAGCATACTTGAAAAAGTTATTAATGATAAAGTTGGTGTTAACCAAAGTATTATTAACGAAAGAAAAAGTAATTTAGCTAATGAGTATACAAGCGGTTATGTAACCAGTTTAAACGCTCAAGCAACTGATGTTCAAGAGATAGCTTTTAAAATTGCTGTAGATCAAACTAACAAGGAAATTGAGGGAGAGTTTGCTGTTAACGATGCTAAGATACAGAATGTCAAAAAAGACATGGATGTAAAACTTGAAGCCCACAATAACAGAATGGAGTCTGAGGTTTTTAACGTAGCAAAAAAACACAACCTAGGTATTGAATACGTTGGTAGTGGAACTGAAGGTTCTTGGGTTATTGATAGTAGTAACTATATAGATCCAAGTTTAGAAAAAAAGGGTAAAAGAATTTTAAAGTACCAAGAAGACTTAAAGTTGATTGATGATAAAATTAAAAATGGTGATTATGAAAACAAACTTAACAAACTTAACGAGCAAGCAAAACTAATACAAAGTAAAACATATACGACTCAAGCTGGAGCTGATGCGGCTAATTTAAAATTAAGTCAAATAAGTAAAGAGTATGAAACAATACAAACTGAATGGCAGAGTAATGTTGATGATTATAATACAACCCTAGGTTTACACAATGAACTGTTAGAGGATTATGAAACTAGCAGTAAGGATAAAGGTGAAAAGTTAGAAAAAGAATTAACTGAAAAATTAAATAGTATATGGGGTAATGTAAAATCTTTAACAAATGAATATGATAAAGGTATAACTGATCTTCAAAGAGAGAGACATAGCATATCCAAAAGAGCAGAAGAAAACGGTTTACTTTCTGATGTTATAAATAGAGAAGAAGATTACGGTAAGTTATTAAGTGCAGATTTTGGTAACGCTGTTGAGGGTATTATATATGGTGTTCCAGCTATGTTTGGTCATAAAGAAAGTATAGACTACCTAAACCTAATGAATCAAGGTTCACAGGCTGGTTTAGAAAAATACATGTCTGTATCTGAGGCTAGAGCTGTTTCTAAAAGTGTTGACGATAATTTATCTAGAATGCAATGGAGAAGAACTGGTAGAATGTTTGCTCAACAAACCCCTATGATTATAGGCGCTATAGGTTTTTCAATGACACCCTTGGGTCCTGTAGGTGGCATGGCAGCATACAGTGTATTAACAGGTATTCAAACTGGTGGTAATACAAAAGCTCAACTATATAATTTAGTTGACATGAAAGACGACGCTCAAGCTCAATTAACTAAGTTAGAGGCAGTTAAAGATAAAATGGATCCTGAGGATTATAGGAGACAAAAAATGCAATTAGAATCAACCGTAGCAATGGGAGATTTAACACCTATGGATATAAACAAAGCAGCAACAGCAACAGCTGTTATAGAGGGTGGTGTTATGATGGCGTTTAGCATGGTTGGTGGTGGTACACTTGGTAACTCTAAAAAGTTTATAGATGATTTCTTAAAAACAAAACCTCAAACATGGATAACACAAGCTTCTAGAACACAATGGAATATAATGGCTAAGTCAGCTAGAGATTTTGTAGGTCGAACAGGTAGTGAGGTAGCTGAAGAATCTATTATATATTTATCTAGTGAAGCTGCTCAAGCTGGTATACTACATAGAGAAGCTGACTTCAGTATGATAGGAGATGTTATATTAGATTCTATGATGCTTGGAGGTGGTATGAATATATCACCTATATTATATACTGCTACTACTAGTTCAATGGTTAGTTCTGAAATGAAAAATCTTTTAACGGATTATAATACTGACCTTGATCGTGTAAAAGAAAGTTTAAGTAATTTAAAACCTGGAGAAAATAAAAGAAGAGCACAGCTTCAAAAAGAACTAAGAACTTTAACTGAAAAAATAGGATTTTTACAAACAGGTCTAGAGGTTGATGTTTTATTGGCTGGAAAAGATGGTATAAAAACTATACTTGAAAACAGCGTTAATTTAACAAACCTATATGCTGACGCTAATGTTCACTGGGGAGATAGTCAATCTACTATAGATCAAAAAATAGAGGACCATATTAAAACGCTTAAACCAAACGAAGCTAAAGACTTTAGATTAAGATTAGAAGATGCTCAAAATACTATTAACGATATTAAAGATTCTAGTAGATTAAAATTAGAGGGTGATCCAGAAAGTATTGTTAAAGATTTATATGGTAATAAAGGTTGGGACATATTTAAAAACATGCTAGGTAAAGATCCTAGTTTTGCTGATCTAGATATGAGAGACCAATTATCTCTTATACATCAAAACATTCAAAAGAATTTTAACGCAAACATACAAAGGGAAGCTAAGAGTAGTCCCGTAATAAAATACCACGTTGAAAACGCTATATATGGAAAACAGTTTCAACAATGGATAGACAACAAATTATATGGAGGGTTAAAAATAGCTGAAGAAAAAACACCAGAAGATATTGAAAAGGAAAATAAACTAAGAGATGAAGTTTATGCAGGTATTGGTATATTTGAAACTCTAAAAAAAGATGGTTTAATAAAAAATAGAAAAACCACCTTAGAAAACCAAATGTACGAATCTAATGCTAAGTGGATAAACTCACAGAGAGTTTCAGCTGCTCAAACATATATTGATAGTCAAAAAAGTTTAAATGAAGTTATAAAAGCTAACGGTGGTATTGATGCTATAAGAAATCTAGAAGTGATGGCTGGTAAAGATATCAGCGAAATAAGTGATATGCTAGATACATTACCTGATTATTACTTTGAACAAAAGGGTAAAACAATACAAGAGGTAAAAAAAGAAATGCTAGATTCATTTAAAGATGGTACTTCTAAAGGTATTATATTTGATGGCAAGTATATTGTTATAGGTGAAAAAGATGCTATTCAAAAAGAATTAAATAGTATAGAATCTATAATGAGTATTAACCAGTCACACATGTTGATGGGTACTGTTTTCTTACATGAGTTTTCTCACGCATTAGACGGTATAACAATGAGGGAAGGTGAGTTGTCACAGTTTGCTGAAAACCTAGGTAAATCACTAAGAGGTGATATTAATTTAAATCAAGTTCACGAAGCCGCGGTTGTAAGATTACAAAACTTAAATACTCCAGCTAAGTGGGTTGCTGGTGTTAAACTTGAAGATCAGTCTAGAGATACTAAAGACGAGTACATAAAGTCTGTTCAAGAAATAATACAAAATCCTAATAATAGAGATTTACGTAGAGCTGCTGAAGCTAAAGGTAAAAAGGGTTTTGGGTTAGGTAGATTAAGAAACATGGTTAATGGTCTTGTTGCTGGCAAAATACCAAGTCTTGGAGAATTTAATTTTGATAGTAAAAATACAGCTCTTCAATATATGGTTAGCCATATTAACTCATTTGAAAAAGGTAAATTATCTGGTTTTACCAAAGGAAAGATAGCAGCAAGGGGTGTTGAAGCTAAAAAATTAAAAACAAAAATAGCTAAACTTGAAGATGAGTTAAATAGAGTTGGTGCAAAAAAATTTAGTGCTGAAAAAACAAATGAATTAAATAACGCAAAAGAAAGATTAAATAAAATATCTGGTGCTGTAGAGGGAGACGTAAAGAGATCTCAAGATATTAATAAAAGAAGAACTGAAAAAAGAAAGTTAGATCAGTTTGTTCAAAATCCAGATGGATCACCTAGATTCGAAAATGATTCTGAATTTAAAAATCATAGAAACGGAGATACCTTTGGTAGAGCTGGATTAGAAATAAAAGGTGTTGATATAAGTCCTGACGGAAAACTAATAACTAGAGACTTTAAAGATCCACTATCTTTAGATCTTCTTGATAGAGAAATAATGAAAGGTATGACAGCTAGAGGTATACCATCTGGAGCACCTATGGCTGAGTTTATTAGAAGAGTAAGAAGTAGATTGTCTGATAAGTTTATTTCTGAATACAACTATGATGCTATCAAACCTATAGTATCTGAGGTTGAGGGCATGGTCTTTTATAAAAGAAATAACAAGGGTGATGTAATAGCTATAGAAATAGAAGATATTGAAGGTAAGACTACAACATATAAATTGCCAAAGACTAAAGATGCAATTGTTGCTGAAGGAACTGAAATACAAAAAGGAACACCACTAACAGAGGGCGCTAGTATATTTGGCTGGATGTACGGTGCTGGAATAATAGAATTTGCTAAAGGTGACATAGCTAATAAATACTTAAAAGATTTAGATGTGGGTTCTAGAGGAGCTGTTGATATAGAAGCTAGAACAGAGGAGGGCGCACCAAGAATACAAATTGATGCTGGAGTAAATCTTGACACTGATTTAGATAACGCTTTAAGAACTGAAAAAGAAGCTGAACAAATACTTTTAATGAAAGAGGAGTTGGGTTTTGATGATAAATTTAAGGACGAAATAAAAAGAGTTGCCACAGAGATAGCTCCTAAAATTGGTACCTTCCCTGACTTTAATGACCCTAGTTTTTTAGTTGAAATAGAAAAATATGCTGTTAGTAAACTCACTGATAAAGTTAAAAAAGAATTAGGTACTAGAAATAAGCATGTTGATTTTTTAAAGAATAATAGAGTGGCGTTTGTTAACTTAATGCCTGTTCGTAGATTAGTTTCTATGGAGAGAGAGCAGGATGTTAAAATACTCGCCAAACTAGATAAAAGACTGGAAACAGTAGATGACATACAAAATGCTATTGAAGAAGGAATAATACCACCTGACTCTAAAAACAAAGAAAAGGTTGATACATATAATAAAATAATACAACAACCAGTCGTAAATGAAGATGGTAGCCGTAACATAGAAGGTGAAAAGCAAGAAACTGCTTTCTTGAAGTTCTTTTTCCCACCAACCAAAACACCTCAAGGTAATAAAGATAATTCAAGAGGTGAAAGAAAAACATCAATGTCAACAGAATTAGCTAAGGTTATTGTAAAACAAGAGTTAGATTTATTATTAGATGATGCTGATTTTAAAAATACAGTTAATGAAAAATTAAAAGCATTAGATAGAAATGAAATAGAAAATAGCATTGGTAAAATAAAGGAAGCTATACAAACAAATCCTAGATATAAACACTCTATGGATGTTAAGCATGTTGAAAAGCTTGCTAACTTTATCAAAGCTGATGGTCTACAAAATGTAATTAATAATGGTAAATTAAACAAGGGTTATGAAATAGATGGGATAAGTCAAACATCTATAAACATAGCTCAATATCTTTTTGAAAAAGGAGATATCAATAACGACACTAGTAAAGGTTTTATAAAAGCAATGTTAGAGTCTAATGTACCTGAAGATGTAAAAGCAGAATTTTTAAGTCAAAAGACTCTACATAGAGATAGTGAGTTTTTAAGATTCTTTGCTGATGACATGCTTATACTAATGGATGACCTACAGTTAAATATTCCTCAGCAGAAGGGACTAAGATTTGACATGTTTGGTTTCACTAGTACGTACATGAATCCCGGTTTTGATACTAAGTACGATGTTTCTTATAACGCTGAGTATCAAGGTATGTTAAACCTACTTGGTGACGTGGAAACTAATATACCCGGTGTTGATATATCTAGTATTAGCATTATGAACAAGAATGCGGACGGTATATTTAAAGATGTTATAAAAATACAAGAGTCTGATCTTAGTGTTAAGCAAAAGATTGAAAAGCTTGAAAAACTAAAACCAAAAATACAAGCAGCTAATAGATCTAATATAAACCTATTTAAGCATGTTATAAAAAGAGTTAGACACTTAGTTAAAACAAAACAAATAAGTCCTGTTTCTGCTATAAACTTTTTACAAATCCAAACAAATATAGTTATGGGTTTAAGAGGTTTATCTAAATTAGATTTAATGTATTTAACTGATGGTTCACAGGCCGCTTATGTTAATAAAAAAGGTGAACCAACAAATAGTAAATTTAGAACAGAAAATAAAAAACGTATTGAAAACGATATAAACCCCAAGTTGTTACCATTAGTAAAAGAAGCTACAGCTTTTTACGCTAAAAAAAATCCAAAGTTAACAAAAGAGCAGGCTAGAACTAAAGCTATTGAAAATCTAACTTGGAAAGGTGAACATCTAGGACCAAGCGCTAATACATTGGTGGATATGTTAGATCTTATATTTAACAATTGGATATCTGATAAGCAGATGGACTTCAAAATGGACGAATTATTAGATGGTCATTCTCAACTTATAGCCCCTAAGTACATAACAGACTTAATTGATGAAGGAGGTAGAAATAATACCACCAACTTTCATAGAGTAAAGTTTTTAGATAAGGTTCACATAGACAATATATATGATACAGAAGGTAGAGGTTATAGTGACTTTATGTTAAGTAGAATCAACCAAGAACAAAAGAACTTACTAGGTAGTGTTCAAGATCAATCTGTTAAAAATGATAACTTACAAAGAGCCTTTGATAATGCTTCTAATATGATCAAAGTACTTCAAGCTGATTTAGAAAAACGTGGTTACACGTTTATTGAAAAGGATGTTGTTAAGTTTAGTAAAGACGTATCAAGAGGTATGTCTACTTTTGATTTTGATGAAACATTAATTATAGACGGTAAAAATTTTGTTATAGCTACAAACCCTAAGACTGGTAAACAAATAAAGGTTAGTTCTGGTAAATGGCCTATTGATGGACCCAAGCTTGCTAAACAAGGGTATGAGTTTAACTTTGATGACTTTGTTAACGTAAGAGGTGGTGTAAAAGGTCCTTTGTTTCAAAAATTATTAAATAGAATAAAAAAGTTTGGACCAGAAAACAATTTTGTTTTAACAGCAAGACCTCAAGAGTCTGCTGTTGCTATACATGGTTGGTTAAAATCTAAAGGTGTGAATATACCGTTTCAAAATATAACTGGACTAGGTAATAGTACTGGTGAAGCCAAAGCACAATGGATGATAGATAAGTTTGCTGAGGGGTATAATGATATGTACTTTGTTGATGACGCACTACCTAACGTTAAAGCTGTTAAAAGTGTAATGGAACAGTTGGACATAAAGGGTAGTTCAGTTCAAGCTAAGATTAAGTTTAGTCAAGATATGAGTTCTGAGTTAAACTCGATGATTGAAAGAACAAAAGGTATTGGAGCTGAAAGAATATACTCGTACCAAGAAGCTAAAAAGTTTGGTAAAGAAAAAGTTAATTTTGATTTTATAGTTCCACCTTCAGCTGAAGACTTTAAAGGTTTATTATATAGATTTTTAGGTAAAGGCAAACAGGGTGATGCTGACTTAAAGTTTTTTAAACAAACACTACTTGATCCATATGCTAGAGGCATGAGGGCTTATGATACGTACAAGCAAGCTATGTCTACTGATTATGAAAACTTATTAAAAAAGTTTCCAGATATAAAAAAGAAATTAAATAAAAAAATACCAGGTTATGAGTGGACGTTGGATACAGCTGTTAGAATGTACTTATACGATAAATCAGGTTTTGATATACCTGGTATTGACGAAAACTTAAAGAGAGATTTAATAAATCATGTTGCTAGTAATTCTCAAATTAAAACTTTTGCCGATTCTCTTAGTATAATTACTAAAGTAGAAGATGGATACGTGGAACCAACGGACAACTGGATGGTACAAACAATATCAAGTGATTTAAATGATATAGTCAAAAATGTTGGTAGAAAGAAATTTTTACAAGAGTGGTTAGATAATAAAAATACTATATTCTCAGACCAAAACATGAATAAAATTAGAGCTACTTATGGTGTTGATTTTTATGATGCACTAAAAGATATGCTCTATAGAATGGAAAACGGTTCTAATAGATATAAAGGTAGAAATAAAATAGTAAACGGATTATTAGATTGGATTAACGGTTCTGTTGGTGCAACTATGTTTGTTAATATAAGATCGGCTACACTACAAACTATATCAATGGTTAACTTTCTTAACTTTGAAAACAACAATATATTTAGAGCTGCTCAAGCTTTTGCTAATCAACCTCAGTACTGGAAGGATTTTGCTACTATATTTAATTCAGACATGTTGAAACAAAGAAGAGCTGGTTTAGCTATTGATGTATCAGCCTCTGAGTTAACAAAGGTTTTTGCAGAAGGTGGAACAACTCATATTCAAAAAATGAGATCTATAATTAGATACATGCTTGAGAAGGGTTTTACACCAACTAGAATGGCAGATAGTTTTGCAATTGCAGCTGGTGGGTCAACATACTATAGAAACCAAATAAAAGCTTACACTAAACAAGGCATGTCCAAAGCTGAAGCTGAAAAGCAAGCGTTTTTAGATTTTCAAGAAATAGCAGAAGAAACACAACAGTCGTCTAGACCCGATTTAATATCAATGCAGCAAGCTGGTGTTATGGGTAGGTTGATACTTGCTTGGCAAAACACGCCAATGCAGATGACTAGGTTAACCAAGAAAGCTGTTTCAGATTTAGTTAATAGAAGAGGTGATTGGAAGTCTAATGTTTCTAGAATAATTTACTACGGTGTTGTACAAAATATAATATTTGGTACACTGCAAACTGGTTTAGGCTTTATGATGTTTGGTAAAGACGAAGACGAAGAAAGAAAAAAGAAACTAGAGCAGAGAGTTTTAAATGGCGCATTAGATAGTTTACTTAGAGGTACGGGTGTTTACGGTGCTATGGTTTCTACTATTAAAAATACAATACTAGAATATCAAGCACAAGAAGAAAAAGGTTCTTGGAGAGCAGATCATGTTTATACAATACTTCAAGCTATTAGCTTATCACCACCTATTGGTAGTAAGCTTCGTAAGTTGTATGCAGCTAGACAGACAGATGTTTTTAACAAAGGTGTTGGAGATAAATTAGGTTGGAGAATAGAAAATCCTAGATGGTCTATAGCTGGAAATTTAATAGAAGGCTTAACAAATGTACCCGTAGCGAGATTGGTACACAAAGCTAATAACGTTGAAGAAGCTTTAACAAGTAATCACGAAATATGGCAAAGAGTAGCTTTGCTAGCTGGTTGGAGTCAATGGAGTGTTGGTGTTAAAGATGAAGAACTTGAAGCCGCTAAACAAGAGGTTAAAGATGAAAAAGAACAAAAAAAGAAAATAGAAAAACAAAAGAAAGAAGAAGAAAAGAAAAAACAAAAAGAGGAAGAAAAGAAACAAGTTGAAAAAGAAAAAAAAGAAAAGGGTATAAAAAAGGTTAGATGCTCCGCTATAAGATCAAATGGGCAGCGTTGTAATATGATGGTTGAAACTAAAAACAAAACAGCCAAATGTATGTATCACAGAGAGTTAACTGATAAAGAGAAAAAAGAAGGTACTGATAGAGATAACGATGGTATAAAAGAGTTTAGATGTATAGCTAATAAGAAAAATGGAGAGAGATGTAAGAATAGAACTGAGAATAAAAACAAAAAATGTTATGCACATCAATAAGTGTGTAATAATAATATAGTAACAAAATATTTAAAACATGATAAATTGGATTAACTCCTGGACATCAGGAAATAAAAAAGATAGATACGAATTAACATTCAGAATAAGTACATTAACAGTATTTGAATTAATGTTTTGTCCTTGTTTGGTTTGTAAAAACCCGAAGAAGTCTTGTACAAGATTTAGATTTATGATTCTAAACTTTGGGTTTGAAATATAAAACATGAAGTGGATAGGTCAACACATATGGGATTTTATATCTAGATTTCGTAATGATGTTTATTTAGAAGATCTTACTGAATCAGCTCAAGACCATGTTGTTGGTATTGATGCTGATGGTAAGTTATACAAACAAGACGTATCATCTGGTGATATAACTGGTGTTGACATATCTGTTGGTACTGGTCTAGACATATCACAATCAAATACTACTAGTGGAGATTACTCTTCTACAATAAGTTTAGATTTAACTGAAGTCGGTGTTGACGGTTCTAATAACCAATTATTAACAGATAATGGTAATGGAACAATATCATCTGAATCAGACTTAACATTTGATGCAAGAACACTTTCAGTGGGCGATTTAAAAATATATGATGCAAGTACTACCACTACTTATAATGGTTCAACTTACACTAGTTATATTGAATTTCCTTCATTTGAAATAATAGGTGATGTTGGTATTGGTGGAATAATAAAAGTTGAAGATGCAGATGGTACTGATGAAAAGGGCGCGGCATTAGTTTTAGAAGCTGGAGACGCTAGTGGAACAAATATGGATGGTGGTGATATGAGATTTGTTCTTGGTGCTAGAACTGGATCTGGCAGTTTAGCAGATTTTTTATTTTTTGGAAGTGATGCTGGAGCACGAGTGGCAAAGCTGAATGATCAACAGTTAACTATAGGTGTTAATGATGATAGTGATTATATTATTGAAAGGCGGACTCATAGTGATGGGGAGGGTGGAAAATTAGAAATTAAAGCTGGTAGCGCAACAAATGGCCAAACTAATAAAAATGGAGGGAATTTAGAATTATATGGTGGTCTTGGTACTGGTGCTGCATCTGGTGGTGATATAAAGTTTTATAGCCACAAAAGAGGTGCTAGTGGTACTGCTATAGGTACAGCGGCAAACATAGCTAGTTTTCAACCGGGAACTTCCAACAC